GTAGCAAATACGATTGCATTTTTATCTCCTAAAACTATATCATCTAAATTAATATTATCAACAACAATTGATTCAAATAATTTATCTAGTACAATTCCTTTTTTGATAAGATTAGCAGAAGAAAGAATATCTTCTTCTTTTGCCGTCATATACTTAATTGTTATTTTACCAGATGAAAGCGGATGCTCTTTTGGATAAACCAACCCTTTTGATGGAAGGTCTAAGACTTCCGTTGGGAAATCATAATTTTTTTCACTCATAACGTTATTATTTTTGTATATATAAATACATAAAATAAAAAAATTTGAAAATAAAAAAGGGATACTTTTGGTATCCCTTCTCTTTTATATGTTTTAAAAATATTAGTATTCTAAAACTGCGTAATCGTAAGTAAGTGTCAATTCGATTGATACTGGTTCGTTTGTTGATGCAAAATCCAAATCACCAAATGATGCTCTAGAAATAAACGCTCCGTGAAGTGTCCATTTTTCAACTTTGTCACCTACTGGACCTAACATATAGAAATCAATAGTCTTTTTGTAAAATTCTCCATATCCATCTCTTCCGGTAATAGATTCATGTGATAAACGAATCCACTCCATTACTAATTGTGCCGCAGATGGAACAATTGGGTCATAAAGTGTTACTGATAAATCTTGCCACTCACCCTTACCTTTTAATTTTCTATAAGTGTTGATGTGGTCTAATTTTACAGTTTCAAATTGAATTTCAGGTCTATTCGCCGTTTTAACCATAAATGCAGGGATACCAACTTCTGACATTTGCATGTAGTAGCGGTTCTTCATTTTAGGCTCAAATTGCCTAAATATCATCTGCTCATATGGTAATATTAAATTGTCTGCCATTTTGTATTCCTTTTATTTTACATTAATAAATATTAATTTATCTATCTTTCCGATATTATGCTGAGAAAGATGCTCCAGTTGGAAGAATGTTGAAATCAATTACGATGAATTCCGCAGTCTTCGTAGGCTGTAAGTATATTGCTCCAGCTAATATGTTTCTATCAATCACATCCGGTGTGTTATTACTTTCATCCATTACTACGTTGAAAGCGTAAAGACCTTGTCTCTTTTGAATGCTCTCTAAGTAAGGGTTTACAGTATTAAGGAATCTGGATCTAGTTTCTGCAGTATTTTGTTCAAACACTAAGTAACGAGATGTAGATGCGATAAATTTCTTAACAGCAATTAATAATCTTCTTACGTTAATTCTATCAAGTGCAGATGCTTTATCTTGCAAAGTTTTTTGTCCAAATGCTACAATACCTTGTCCAGGGAATGTTGCGATTGGGTTTACTTTGTTCTCATATAAAGTATCTCTTTCAGCGTGTGTAAGTCTATTCAATACACTCACTGCTCCGGTGATACCACCTCTATTCAAACCAGCAGGTGCAAACCACTCAGCTGCCAATCTATCACTACTTGCATAAACAGCAGGTAATAATGTAGAAGGTGGAACAGTAGTTAATTTATTAGTATTAACATCTATTGTTTTAACCCAAGGATAGTAACAAGCTACATAGTTTGAATCTACTGAATTCGCTTGCTCAGTTGCTGTTGTAATATCAGAATCATAATCAGTAAAGTCTGCGATATAGAAACAATCTTGTCTATCTTCAACCATATCAATTAACTTCTGAGTAACCGCAGGGTGTAATTCTCTATTAATACCAGGTGCTACTACTAAGTTAATATCATATTCGTCAGGATTTGAAAGTGCGTTAATTGCTTTAACGTATGCTTGAGAACCAGCCGAAGTTAAGTTTGTACAATTTAAACCTTGGTTATTACCAGCTCCCCAATCTGCATCACCAGCTTTAGCTAATTTTACAATTGGATTTACACCATCAAAACCACCTTGGAATGCTACAACAAATTGTCTTTTAACCATATCTGATGCTGCAGAACCGGTCAATACATAATTAAGTTGTGAATCAAATGCAAATGTTACGTTTGCACCAACTCCAGCATTTGCAGGTATTGGTTTTAAATATTGTTCGTTATCCATTGATGCTCCAATACTTTCATAATCAAATCCAGAATAATAAACTGGAGATGAAGAACTATTACCAGCAGAACCAGTTTGATAAATTACAGCAGGAACTTTAGTTGATGCTGAAACTGCAACTGGGTTTGAATATGCACCATGTCCGAATGGAGCTGCTGAAATAGGGAATGAACCAGGAGAAGAAACTTGAACTCTTACATGTTGTGATTTATTTGAATAATCACCATTCTCAGTTATTTTACCATTTTGGTCAATTGTAAAACTTCTATCACCAATTACTCTTGCGATATATCTTGGAGAAGATGGGTCTAAGTTTACGTTATTCCAAGTTTCAATTACACTCTTTCTTTTATCAGTATCACCATAAGCACGAAGTGTTATAGTAAATGTAGCGAAATCAGTTGAACCATCTTCACCTGCTGCTTTTACATTTGAAATACTGATTTTATATTTTTTATTATAAACCTCACCTTGTCCAATTGTATGGAAACGGAAAAGGTCATATCTATCACCACTAATTACTTGTGATTTAATCCAAGGAGTTACAGCAGATAATGCTTCATCAGTAAAATCTTGGTCAGGTAAAATTGTAGAATAAACTGTAGAGAAAGTATCAGTAGTAGGGAACAATGATGCACTACTTTCAAAATATACATAAGAGTATGCATTTTTAGTTCCAAACGGAGATTCACCAAATACATCAGCCAAATCATTTGTAGCTGATGGTAGAATTGATGCCGATATACCAGTTGTACCATTAAATTCATTTCCTTTTAATACAAATGAACCTTTAGAAGCTATATTATCTAAGATACTACCAGTTGAATCAATTGCTTGATATGTACTACCAACTTTAGTGTTGAAAAGTACACCAACTAATTTATCTCCAAAACCACTACCACTAGCAAAAATACCTACTGGTGCGTTTTGTGTATATCCTTCAGTACCGGCTACTCTTACAATAGTTGCAGAACCAGCTTCTCTAAGATAGTTTTGTACTGCATACTCTGTATAAAAAGTTCCATCCGGTGTACCGAATATTGTTTCAAATTCTGATTGTGTTCTTACGATAGTTGGAACAAAAGCAGGACCTTGTTTAAACGGTCCAATGAATGCTGCTCCAATTTCACCAATTCCTTGCGCTAAGAAGGATAGGTCATTTTCTCTCGTAAATACGCCAGGTGATACGATTCTTTCTGCCATTTTATTTCTCCAATTTCAGTTTTAAGTTGTAGATTTATTATTGTATAAAAATACACATATAAATATAAAGAAAAAACCCAAAACACAATTTACTTATCAAAGTGTTTCGGGTAATCTTTACAATTATAGTATTTTTTATTATGCTCCAGGAACACCAGGTGTAGGAGTAGGAGTTGCAGAACCACTAGTCCAAGGTAGATTAAATTCGGTTACATCTTGAACAGCATATCTCTTACTGTATATTTCTGCTTCAATTCTTTCGTTAATATGATTCCAATAGTTCTGTCTAGAATCTGAACCACTTACCACATTTTTAATCCATCCAAGAACTTGCTCCTCTGTTAAACTTTCATATGGGGTGAAATTTTCAGTATCTAATGTACTAAGTTCAAACGGAGTTGCTCCAATAAAAGAACCTATTACTCCATCTTCATCAGTTCCAGTAACTTTCCAACGAGTTCCAATGATTATATTATCAAGATCGTTACTATTTTGCTTCTTTAAGCCTTCAAGCTTCCAAGTGTATGTTAATGCCATAATTAAATGTTTTATATAAATATTTCCTTTTTAAAATTACAATTAATCCATAGGACAATCGTAATAATAATCTGTTGTTAATAAGTGTTCGTATGCCTGTTGAAAATGATTTTTATCAGATGGAACTTGCAAAAAGAATTGACAATGATGGTCCATACCTTCAGTTCCTATTGAAACACCATACTTATTATCTGCTGGGTTTTTACCTACAAATCCAATTGGTTTTGCATCTGCATCTCTAGCTGCTTTATCTTTCCAAACTGTCACAGCAATTTCTGCTATATAACCCGCTTTCCAATAAACTGCAGTTTCTTCAGTTTGGTCATGATTAGCAGTTACCCCACTATCTCTATGTGTATCAGGAGGTGGTGCAATATTTGCAGTTCTCTTTTTTATTGTAACATCTGTCACAACATGATATGCATTTGGTATAACTACTCCGGTTCCAGGTAATTCGTAATCTCTTATTAGTGCCATATTTTATCCTTTATTATTAAGTATTAGCTTGTTTACAATTTCTTTCAATTCCTCAATTTCTTTTTTCTGATTTTCTATAATTTGATTTTGTTCTTTTATAGCTTCAATAAATAAACCAGCAAAGTTTCCATAATGAACACCATATTGGTCTACATCATCCGCATAAGTTACAACTTCTGGGAATACTTCATTTACTTCTTGTGCAATTACACCGGCTTGTCTTTTTTGAGTTTCATCATCAATAGCTTTGTAATAAACACCTCTAAGTTTAAGTAATTTATCTAATGCAGAATCAATTGTTACAATATCCTTTTTAGCTCTTCTGTCAGAATACGCTACGATATTTGATTCCGCATAAATTGCACCACTAACATATAATCTATAAGACGATGATGTTGAAGAAGAACCGATACCAACTCTATTATCTGGTGCATAAATGTATATAGACCATCTTCCATAGCTTTCCCAATATATACCACCATCTACGGAATCACTAAACATTACATGCGGAGAACCATTATTTGCAAAACTTAAACCATTCCAACCACTTCTACTACCACTTATTCTCCAAGGGCCATAAGAAGTACCATTGTTTGGATAGAAGTGTGCACCATTGTATCCAGTGTAAATACCTTCTGCACCATCACCGGTGTACATCCAACGATATTTGTAAATATAGTTTGAACCACCATTGATTTGGAAGATAAGAGTATCATCACAATAGTCTGCTTTGAATCTCATACCTTGATAACTTGCGTTTGCCGCAAAAGTTAAACCAGTATGATATTGAACCACCAAATCTGGGTATGGATAACCCCATCCACCAGTTTCTTGGAATCCAAAAGCGTATGGATAACTACATCTACCTAGACCACTATTTCCTCCCGCATATGCTGAATCATATACGTTACCTACTACTGCATTTAATCTAGTAGTACCATTTGGATTGAGATAATATCCAGTATCATTTGTATCGTATATGAATGGAATATATGCAGTAGTTGATTGCCAAGAGTTTGACGGATTCCAATAATAGTATTGGTTTCCAGACCATTGTCCACAACCATACCCCGCACAAGAGTATCCATAAATTCTGAATATCTCATCCGCATCATCGTTCAGATGCAATTCTAAGTTTGATACGTTACCAGCTGGTGTAGTCCAACGGAATCCATACGGGTCAGAGTTTGTATCATCATAGAAACTTCTAAATGAAACTTCCGGTGTATGAATGTATGAGTTATTATATATTACATTTAATCTAGAAGTACCAGATGGGTCAGATTGATAAAATGTATTATCTCTATCATATATAATATAAGGTCTTGCATCGTTCATATATGTAATACGATACAACTCCATATGAGCGTTACCATATTCAATACGAATCTGCCAGTTACCGGAGTTATTCAACATACCAAAACCACTACCATCCCAATATCCAGCATATCCTCTACTATCAGATTCGTAGTTATTATATAATTGAATACCACCATATCCATATCCACCACCTGCTGATTTCCAATATCCATTATTGGTGTACCAGTGCATTCCTCTATTTTGGTTGTAAAGTCCGGTACCATTTGAGTTGTTTCTAAACCATCCGTTTGTATATACTTCCGCAAATGTAGGACCCGAATCGGTTCTTACTGCCTGATTAATATAACCACTCAACCATCCCCAATAGCTTGTCCAAATATTACCGTCTGATGCAAAATAGTGCGTATTACCACCACCGCTATTTCTAACAATAAAGTATCCACCACTCATATGCTGATGATATACGTGAGATGAATGCCATTGAATCTTATTATATTCACCGGTCCATCCACCCATATCAGAATACAACATATAACCCGGTTGAATATAGTGGTTGTTTGAGTTTACAAAGTTTAAACGATTTGTAGATGCAGGGTCACAATAATATCCACTATTATTTGAATCATAGAATATTGTTGCGTAGAAATCACCACCGGTTCCAAAATATAAGTTACCAACCCAATAGTTGTACATTGCTACTCTGTATCCATTCAGATACATTTCATTTACGTTGAAGTAGAAGTTACCTCTATCAGTATAAATGTGAGCGTGTCCACTATTTGCAGGTCCAAATTCAATATATCCATATGGTGTTTGATGTCTCCATCCCCAGCTACCACTTCTAAAGTAATAACCACCATCACCATAATCAATTTCTTGCATTCTAGAACGGCCAAGTGGATTTAGAAAATAGCCAGTATTATCGGTATCATAGAATATCGGTGCTCTCATTGATTCATCAGTCTCAATGTATCTTTGTACATAGAAACGAGTAAACCAGTTACCATGCTTAATATTACCACCGATAGGAGTTTCTCTCAAGAAAAGAGTTGTACCTTGTGGTTTCCAAAACTCTGGAGAACCTGAACCCCATTGGTGTAAACGGAACATCACTGGTTCAGTAGAGAAGTTACCAGAAGTTGATACCTCTAATGTTCTAAATGAACCATAAGGTTTACCCCATCCATATCCATAAGGGTCATGCGTCCACCAACCACTATCATCACCATACGCTCTATTTGTATCGGCACGCATTTTATTTGTACCGGTAATATTGAAATAGTTAGTACTTGCAAAGTCACCATAATATGCGGTATTATCAGAATCATAGAACAATGGTGAACGTGCTGAGTTTACCATATAGGTATAACCTCTATACACATTAAATGCACCGCCATCCCAATACCAAACCCAACCAACACTATTATCATGTACACCAACATTATCACCACCGGTACTCATAAACACGTGACGAGAACCGATTGCCCAACCTTGCCATCCATTTCTACCACCACCATAAGTTGAAACGTTACCATATGAACTACCTTCCGCATCAGTTGAACGAAGTCCTCTACCATATGAATTAAAGTATAAACCACCACCACCATTTAAGTAGTACCAGTCATTTACATAAAGAGTAAGAAGATTTGATGTACCATTTAAGTTAAGATAATAAGAACCATTATCAATATCTTCCATGTATGGTGCGTAAATATTACCATTACCTGCTACTCTATATCTCCAAGAACTTCCATTTAATAATGCATATCCATAAGTTGCACCATTAGAAACATCAACATACATTCCATAATCGTGTGCGTTCTTATCAATTCTTAATCCCCAGTCCGCATTACTTCTATCTGATAAGGTTAATACTGCATCGGTATTTCCAATTGAGAATGGATTTGATGCACGATAGAATATTGCAGTACCATTATCTCTACCACCAACTTGTAATGCGTAAATGTTAGAAGTTGATGCAAAATCCATATAATATGTTCCACCACCAGATGGGTCATAGAATATAGGAGCCCATACACTATCATCACTACGAAGTGTACCGCTTGTTTTCATACTAGCGGTTAAGTATCTATTATATTGTACTTTATCATCAATTGTTGTTGTTGGATTAAAAGTATCATTATAATAAGGAGAATATGTTAAGTTATAAGATGTACCTGATGGGTTTCCAAATACTAAAGAAGTACTACCAACAATATTGTAGAACCAATAAGTTGTTGCACCTCTCAACCATACAATCAAATAAGATGTTTGTGAGTGTTGAAAATAATTAGCAATACCATTAAATGTTCTTCCATAGTATTCTAAGTTTTCATATGTTCCACCAAATCCCCATCCACTAGCCTTAACACTAAATCTGGCATTCATTGTACTAAATCCAATACCACTATATCCAGGGTCATCATATCCACCTCTCTCAATCATAAACTCACCATATTGTTGGACGGTTGAGCCGGCACCAATACTAAACGCTACAGGATAATATGTAGATGCATTACCACCAACAGTGAATTGTGTTCTCGCTGCATTATCAATTCTTTGTGCGTATTGAACACCACCTTGAATAATATTATCAACTTGAAGTGTTAATAATCTTGATGTACCATTCGGGTCAACTCTATAAGTTGAGTTATCATTATCATAGTAAACAGATGCGTAAAACCCTCTACTTGCTGAGTGAGTATTATCATACATTGCTACTTTGAACCATCCACCATTATTTGGCCAAGAGTGTCTCCACCAAAGAGAATCGGTAACACCACCAATCATCTGCCATCCATATCCACTATTATATGCATTTGTATAGTGATATGCCTGAATACCTACCCAGTGTGATGTATCACCAGGATTATTTGCACCGGATGACCAAGAATCAACAAAACCACTACCCCAAGTCATTACACTATTCCAATCGGTTGTTCCCCAACCCATAATACCTGTCCAATAGTTAGTATCAGATGTATGAGACCATCTAGGATTATTATATTTATATGTTCCGGTTGCACCTTCTACGGTTCTTGCAGTAAATCCATTAATATTTGTAGCTCTATCAGTTGCGGAATTTATAAAATAAGATGGGTCATCTCTATCAACAAATCTTGGTGCTCTTATATCACCAGTAATATCCATTATAGCTGTTCCGCTTTCTCTACCGATGTATGCGAACTGGTTATTACCAGTTGTATTATCCATAAATCTTACATAAGAATCATTATTATTGTTGTTACTATCAACTCTAAGGATAATATCATTGTAAGAGTTTAGAGAAACAGAATCACTAAAGTTACCATTAAGGTCAGTTGATGCAATACCATGATTTGTATAAGAATCGTAGTTTGCATTCCAGTCAAAAGAAATATAAGCTAATCTACTAATGTATGCACTATACGTTCCATAAGGAGCCCAAATTGAATATTCAGAACCCACTCTGAACGAACCTTGTGCTCTAACGAATGTATCTACATAAACGTTTTTAGAACCTCTAGAACGAATCCAAGTTCCATCACTCATATACCATCCACCGCCCCAACCGAATGCCAATTCTTCATCTTTTAAGAATGAAGAAGTACCTCTACCAAATATAATTGAATCGTTGTTTCCTATTAATTGAATTGAACCATTTAAAAACAATCTACTATTTGTATGAGAACCAACCACAGGAGAGTTATCCGATGATGTGTATGAAAAATCAGTTGTATTTATACCAACTCTTCCATCAGGCCCTATATAAATTGAATCATTTCTCGTACCAAAATCTTTTGTAAAGAATGTAAGAGAACCTTGAGACCATCCACCACTATTACCAGTTGATTCTTTTTTAGCAATTATACCTGCCAAATTTACAGAGTTACCGGCACCGGTTGCTGCTTCAGCTGTAACAAAGGTCATACCAACCGTTGTTTGTCCGGCACCATTATTATTATATAATGCTAAAGCAGGTCTAAATCCATTTATACCAGTTGTTGAATTATCGGCTCTAACTAAAAGAGATGGAGTATGGTCACCAGGATTTCTATATGTTGCACCTTCCCATTGATAGAATGATTGTCCATTTGTAGTTTGCCCATATACCCATTGATAACCTCTTATATCTAAAATATTTAATACTGATGTATTGTTCCCATCAATTCTGTATGTTGTACTATCTTGGTCATAGAATATTGGAGAACGAGTATCAATGTAAGAATACAATCTACCGTCACTATCCAATCTCATACCTTCAGTACCATTGATTGAAGTAAAATCAGATGTATTATTTACATAGAATCTTAATCTACCACCAGTATTGGTTCTACCCGCTATAATATAGTTATCACCATTATTTCCTAATTGAAGATGATACCAGTTAAATGAACCATGATAGTTGTTACTACCGGCTGTATATCTTGCTCTAAAATAAGATGAAGCATTTGGTGTATAAATGTCACCAGTTGATATATTACCTCTATTTGTTACAGTTGCTAAAGTTTCAGAACCTGCTAAACCAGAAATATCAGTTTGCATTGTTGCTCTACCAACTGTTCTAACTAATGTTAATCCAGAAGTTGTTGCTTCACTAATTGACCAGTTTTCTAAATAAGTGTGGCCTTGGTCATATATACCTCTTACGTTAAATCTACCATAGTAAATATTATTGGAAAGATGAATACAAACTTTACCACTACCATTTCTACCAATAGATACAGTACCAGGATCCCAACCACCTTTGTTTATATAAGATACACTTACCCATCCAGAAGGGTCTGGCGAATATGCGTACCAAACAATTTGTAAATCAATAGGTACACCATTACCATATGCATATCCTTCAATATGAACAATAGGCATATTAAACGTACCATAATCAATATTTGTTGTGATTAAGTATCCAGTTGATGGAGTTGCACCACCGCCATAATATGCCGATGTTAAACTATGATAACCAGTTAATACTTGTCCTGTTCTTACTATGTTTAAATTTGAAGTACTTAATGGGTCTAAATAATATGCAGTGTTTGACGAATCTCTAAATACAGGTGCATCAAAACTTGTTGCCGCAATTGCTCTACCATCATCACCAGCTTGGAATTCAACAGTTGTCCAACCTGCATCAACAACTTCAAATCTTCTTCCAGAATTTGATGTACCTAATTGTACGGTGAGTGTACCTGCTACTCTATCAGCTGCTCTACCAATCCAAGCTTCACCACTATTCGTTTGAGATTGATTAAATGTACCAACTTGAATTCTACCTTCAAAGTTTGCAGAAATACCATTTGCACCATTTGAAGGATTTACATAGTATGCATTATTATTTCTATCAATAAAAGAATCTGCGTAAATACTACCAACTTGTGTGAAATTACCAGAAGTATCCCAAGTTGCCCTTCTAGTTGTACTTTGTACAACCTGTAAGTTACCACCAGAATTCGTTGTTAAATCATCAGGTGATTCGTATATTCTCCAAAGATTTCCACCTGCCCAGTTAATACCTTCATTTGGACCAGGATCATTAAATGTCAATGCATTAACATCAATAATATCATAATTATTCATGTCCAATGTGCCATTCAATGTCATACCGGCATGCGTTACCGCATCGGTTGTACGAACATTTTGGTCCATTAAATAAACTTCAGTTAAACCTTGTCCGGTATTGACTTGAGCCGCTACTAAGTTACCAGGAAGTGTGAATGTACCACCGCTATCTAATCTACCTATTTGTGTTAATGATGTTGTTCTACCTGCAGTTGTACCCGCATCTGCATAGAATGTAAATCCGGTATCGAATCTTACATATGCTGCAGTATCAGCTAAAGGAGATGTAAAAGTACCGGATGTACCGGTATGTCTAACGTTATATCCAATACCACCATACCATCCACCACTATAACCAGCTACCAAACCTCTACCTTCAGAACCACCACTACCTAAATTTACATTGTATGCACCATTTGCATCTCTAAAGTTTGTTGCTTGAATATATCCATTTGCTACTAAACTATCATCCGCATACCATCTAGCTCCCGATTCATTCCAAACAAATTGTTTTGTTGCAGATGCGTTTCTTTTTACTTCAAAACCACTATCAACGTTTATCGGAGCTCCACTACCGGTTGCAAAACCAGTAAGAGTTATAATATTATCGTTTGTGGTAAGTGTTACAGTATTAATTGATGTTGTTGTTCCACTAACAGTTAAGTTACCTGTAATTGTTGCGTTACCAGTTACTCTAAGGTTTGTACCATCAAAAGTTAAATTACTTTCAACCGTTCCGTTTGGTGCAGTTCCATTTAATGTAATTACACCATTATCAGTATTACCAGTTAATGCTAATAGTCCAGATGTACCACCAGTACCAGTTGTTCCAGATGTGCCTCCCGAACCAGAAGTGCCACTTGTTCCACCACTTCCAGATGAACCAGATGAGCCAGAACTTCCTGAAGTGCCAGCCGTGCCTCCGGAACCAGAAGTACCAGATGAGCCTCCACTTCCCGATGTACCAGTTGTGCCAGATGAGCCACCGCTTCCAGAAGTACCAGATGTGCCACCACTACCAGATGTGCCAGTTGTACCAGATGTACCACCTGACCCAGAGCTACCAGATGTTCCACTATCACCACTTCTTGAAAACTGAACAATTAATTGTGCGTTATTTGATGGAAGTGTACCACTAATATAAGCAACTGGAATTTTATAATATCCTGTAGCAACAACTACTGCTCCCGTTACTCTGAATATATTATTAACGGTACCACTATCTCTAGAAGAAATAGTTATTTGTCCTCTATTAGTTGTTGTTGTACTATCATCCCACGTATCATACCAAGCAGTTAATGTATTACTACTTTGGTCAACGTTATCAATGTATATAAATGAAACTGAACCTATAGCTCCGTTATTGTAAGCTATTATACCATTACCTGGATCAGCATCAGTTGTTGTTGTTGTAAAATTAAATTTAGCACCACCTACTTGTCCACTTGTACCTGCAGAACCAGAAGAGCCAGATGAGCCTCCACTACCAGATGTACCAGTTGTTCCAGATGAACCTGCACTTCCAGTTGAACCCGCTGAACCAGTACTTCCACTTGTTCCAGAGGTACCAGATGAGCCCGCAGTTCCCGCAGATGATGATGTACCAGATGTACCACCACTACCCGAACTTCCAGATACTCCAGAGCTACCAGAAGTTCCTGAAGTTCCTGAAGAACCCGCTGAACCACCGCTACCCGCAGTTGCATTAGTACCAGATGTGCCAGAACTTCCAGATGAACCAGAGCTTCCAGATGTGCCAGATGTACCACCACTTCCAGATGAACCAGATGTACCTGCCGAGCCACCTGCACCAGAAATACCACCAGAACCAGATGTTCCAGATGTGCCTCCTGTTCCAGATGAACCAGAGCTACCACTACTTCCAGAACTTCCGGTTGTACCAGATGTTCCAGATGTGCCTCCGGTACCAGATGTACCACCAACTCCAGTTAAACCAGAGCTACCACCACTTCCTGATGAACCAGATGAACCAGAACTTCCTGAAGTACCAGATGAACCTCCACTACCAGAAGTTCCCGCTTGACCAGATGAACCAGATGAACCAGCACTGCCAGAAGTTCCTCCACTGCCAGATGTACCAGATGAACCTCCTGAGCCACTACTTCCAGAACTACCAGAACTTCCTGCACTTCCCGAAGTACCAGATGTTCCACCACTTCCAGATGAACCAGATGTTGCTGATGTGCCACTAGTTCCTCCGCTACCAGAAGAACCAGATGAGCCTGAAGAACCAGATGTTCCTGAACTTCCAGATGAACCAGAAGTACCAGATGTGCCACCACTTCCAGATGAGCCAGAGCTTCCTGAAGAACCAGATGAACCCGAACTTCCTGAAGTGCCACTAGTTCCTCCGCTACCAGAAGAACCAGATGAGCCAGAGCTACCACTACTTCCAGAGCTTCCAGATGTTCCCGATGTACCACCGGTACCTGATGTTCCAGAACTTGCTGCTGCAAATCTTCTACTGATTCTACCAGTTGTTGTGTTTAATACCAACACCTCATTTGTTGTATTATCGGTTGGTATTGTATCACCACTAATAGTAATCGAACCACTTATACCTACACTTCCAGTAAATTGATGATTATCTGCTACATTATCTCCGAATTTATTTGAACCGGATGAGAATATTACAGATGATGAAATAAGTGTTGTAGATATTTCAACGGTAGTAATTCTACCTGCAACATTTAAGTTTTGTGTTATTGTTAATGAACCAGTGACATTTGAATTACCATTAACTGCTAAACCACCACTAATAGATGTTGGTACATTTACTACCAACCCTTGATTTGGTGAAATTTGTGCAGTTGCAGAACCAGATTTGATTCTATTAATATCTCCAATAGAGTCTGCTTGAATATTAAATAATCCACTACCATCACCTCTAAAAAGAGAAGATGTTACCGAACCACTAATTTGGACATTACCTCTCAATTCAAGAGGAGTACCATTATTGGTTACACCAATTACGTTTGTTTGAATTCCAGAAGCAGAAAAAGGACCAACTATATTCACCGATGCCGATGAAAAGTTTGCAATTCTACTACCACTTACAAACAATGAAACTAAACTTGCGCTTAGTTGATTTAAACCATTTGCTGTACTACCCAAATTCGTCATTCATCAATCATTATGTTATTTCCAAAACCGAAACAATTACATCTGCCGAACTAGCTACTGATGAAACTACCGATAAAGAATCCGTTGCTTCCATCACTAATTTTTGTTCACCACCTACCAAAACAGCAGAACCGCCAGGAACTAATAAAGCATCCTTAACTAAATATACAGTTTTAGATGTTGATGTATCGGTTAATCTTACACTAACCGAAATATTATTTGTTACCACATTCGCCACACTTACACCAATTACAGTTGCAGATGTTGCCACAGGTGTTGTGTAAACCGTTGTGTTTGTTGTTCCTATTGAACCAGTTATACTATTTTTAAAAGTGTTTGCCATTTTTTTATTTCATTTTATCCTAATGCTATTGCAAATGCGATAGCAGAATCTAATACATTCACTCCATCTACTAAATATCCACCTTGTGTTAAATAGATGGAACCTGTTATAGATTGCGAACCAGATACAGAAAACTTATTAGTTACTATTAAAGTATTAAAAGTTGCCTGTTGTACCTCAATTTCTCCTTTAAATGAACCACTAAAAGAACCCGTAAAAGAACCACTCAATTGCGCATGAGCCGTTGAAGCTTGTGTAATTGAACCAGAAAATATGGGGCTGTGGATTATCATTTAATTAGTTATTTAGGTATAAATATAAACCGAATCCCCTTTTATGGTTTTACTGGCCATACAATATTAAAC